ACAATCACCTCATAATAAAAGTATCATTATTTTACATAATAGTCAATCAGTTTTCTTTTATTTATGTGTTTATTTTAACAAGACAGATGAACCAAAAACAGGACATCCGTTATAAATTCTGATTTTGAAAAATGAAACGCTTATTTTTAAAAATGAAACGGTCAAAAAGTTTTGTGTCAGAATAAAAAATCGGCTCTAAAAACACACTCAACGGCTGCCTTTTTTATTACAAAACAGCCGTATTTTTTATTCACTCTGACACTTTACTAATCGGCAAAAATGCCGTAAATACTGATTACAAGCCGTTTTTAAGAGATAAAAATGAACCGCAATTAAGATACGCTTTGTATCAAAATTGCGGTTCTTATTTGGTGGAGATGAGGGGAATCGAACCCTCACTTAAAGCAATTAAAAAGCCGATAAAATCAAGCCTTTTTTCTTTTCGTGTCATCTTTCGGGTCATCTGCAAAATTTGCACTAAACATCGTGACTATTTTTGTGGCCATAGTATCAGTCTTATCTCTTAATGTATGTTGATATATTTTGTGTAACATATCTACGGTTTGCCATCCGCCAATTTCGGCAATGTATTGGTCTGGGATACCTTGTGCGTGACACTCAGACGCAAAATAATGGCGGAGCTTGTGAAAGCTAAAATGTGCCACATCTGCTTTTTCAACAAGGCGGTTAAAGGCACTTGAAAGAATTGACGGGGAAATACCAAAGTACTGCCATTTCCTACACTCCTTAATGAGATTAGACGGCAGTGGTACAAAGCGTGTGCCTGCCTCGGTCTTTGTTGTCTTGACAATAAATTTACCGTTATTGTCAGCGACTACCGCTTTAGTTATGCTTACCCCGAAACTGTTGAAATCAGAAGGCTGTAATGCACATATTTCGGAACGGCGTAGTGAACCTTGGCTTGCGAGCTTGATGGGAACTCGCAGTCTATCATCTGCAAGTTTGAGCAACTTGTTAATGTCCTCCGTTGTCGGAATGGTGTATTGCGGTTTAACTTTCTGAGGCAATGTTGTATTAAGAGTCAATGCAGGATAATACACTTTTAAGACAGCAGACAATAAGCCGTGAGCATTTCGTACAGTCTTAGGACTGTGATTGACCGACAACGCATTAACTGAGTTCTGAATCATTACAGCAGTAATCTTAGTAAGCTTAAACGGCATTAATTCAGTAAAGTAGTTACGCTTAATTTTTTCATATCCAGCTATGGTACTTGGGCTAAGAACTGCTGACTTACTATCAATATACATTCCGTAAGCCTGCTCAAGCGTGAGGTCATTATAATCGATACAAGATGTAGTCAGTGACAGCTCAAATCTATCCGCTGCCTTTTTTGCCTCTTTCTTCGTTGCTGCTGTAATAGATTTGTACTTTTTCTTTCCGTCTTTATCTTTGCCGATGAAAACACGCACACGCCAGTTGCCCGACGGCATTTTCTTAGGTTCTGCCATATAAAACACTCCTTTTGTTTAAAAAAGGGTGCAAAAATCCCTTGTATTAAGCTGTTGCAAAACACAAGGGATTGTGATACAATATTATTGCATTTAACTGCATCACTTGCACCCTGTAAGTGATCTTCCGCTCGTTACTGCGCAACAGTAACGGGCGGTTTTTTATTTATAATCAATAACTTTGTTCTACTCCATAAACGGCTTGATCGTGAGTAAATCCATCAAATTCAAGTTGTTCAATTAATTCATCTTTTGAAAAAGACATAACATCAAGATACGATTTAGCTGTTTTTGCAGCTTGTTCGTTCCAATCTGCTCCACAATTATTAACTCCGTAAACAGCTTGATCGTGAGTAAATTTTTCATATTCAAGTTGTTCGATAAGTCCTTGATATGAAAAAGATGAAATATCTAAATAGTCTTTTGCCGATTGTAAAGCATTTTTCTGACCTCGTGGTAAATCCGGTTTTTTAGTTTCAACCTCTATTTTTGATTCGGTGGCTTTTTCTGTAGTCGGTTCTGTTTTAGGTTCTACCGTTGTTTGAACTTCCGTTTCTTTTTCTGTAGGATATTCCTTATAAGTAAAACTTTCGATTTTTGAAGTTTTATCATAATCGTTAATATGCTGCGTTGTAGGCACAACAGCTGGTTGAACGGATTTGTTACCCGTCAGAGCTACTGCAATTGAGATAATCGCTATAACAGAAACTACACCAAGAGCACATGCTAAAACTTTAATCATTTTCTTTTCCTTGTTTTTTGCTTTACTTTCAATTTGATTATTATGGTTATTAACATCTGCAATGTTATCTTTAAACAACGGTTGTGGCTTTGGCGGTAATATAATTTTTTCTCCGCACTTATCACAAAAAGTATAACTTTCAGGTACGATTGCACCGCATTTCTGACATTTTACTTTTGGCTCGTTTGATTCAACGGGTTTTTCATCAAATCGTGACGGCGCGCTTGATTTTTCTTTAAGGTCCGTTTCACTGTCGGTAAATAACGGTTTTTGTTCAATCGGAATAACCACTTTTCCCCCACACTTATCGCAGAATTTGGATTTATCAGAGATTTCTGCACCACATTTTTTACATTTCATCGTTAATTCTCTCCTTTTTAGTTAATTATAATCACACGATATCTTAATAAACTCTTTAAACTGCTTTACTACTTCCCTTTCAAGCGGATGTTTATAGAAAGCATTTCTTTTTTCAAGTTCGTGCATTCTGTTTGCTCTGTAAGTTGCTGCTTCAAGACTTATATTACATAGTCGAGATATTTCCTCAGCAGTTAAGGCTTTGAGTTCGTGCAATACACACGCAGGAGCAAGCAAGTCACGAGCGAATACATTAGCTGCGCTCTCGGTATCATTCTGTACTGCAAATGTTCTGTATGCTATTTGGCCCACGAGCATATGTCCGAGCAAAATGTGTCCTAATTCGTGAGCAATAGTGAACCGGCAGCGCTGTGAACTATCTGTATCTCTATATACAATTATAAAACTGTTATTATTTACAATTGTAACACCGCTTGCATCGTTTTGAAGAATATTAACATCGCTGTTTTTAACTAAGTTGATATCATTTGATTTTCTAATAATATTCGTAACTGTGACAGGCAGTGTCCTAATATCGTAGTCTAATATACATTGCCACGCAGCGTTACGAGCGTTTTTATATTTACCATAATCCATTTTATCGCACCTCATAGGTATTTTAACCCATAAGGTGCTTTTTATTTACAAATTACAGATCGGATTCATCTTCAACAGATTTAGCATTTTTAAGTAATTCAAGTTTTTCTTTTGAAATTTTTTGAAATTCAATAGGTCTATTATCGCTGCTTCTCGCAGCGGTTAAAACTGTAACATACTCTTCACTTGAATCATCGTTAATATTTAGTAACTTATCAATAGCCGGTTGCATTTCAGGCTTATTTCTATATGCAACAACCAACTTCTTTTCGTGTCGAGTTAATTCGATTTCTCGTACATCTGTCATAACTTCTCTATTATCACTTCTACATATTAAATAATCAACTGAACAGGAAAAATAGTTAGCAAATTCAATTAATGTTTCAGAATTCGGTTCTCTTACTTCTTTTTCATAATTAACATATGTAGTATACGGAATATGTAATTCTCTTGCTACATCAGCCATAGACTTATTTAATTCTTGTCGAAGCTGTTTTAATCTATTCAAAATTACACCCCTTTTCTATAACCATAATACTCAAAATGCGTAAAAAGTCAATACATTTTTGCAAAAAATACTCATTTTGTAAAAATTGGCTAAAACAAAATTACTCAATTTGTCTATTTTTCTACTTTACAATTACTCGTTTTGAATATATAATATAGACAAGCTATTCATTTTGAGTATTTAGGAGGCGATTAAATTGAAGAAATTAACATATCCGAATATCGAAGCAGAACGAGCACGAAAAGGATATACAATCGAGGAACTTTCTAAGTTACTCGGTGTAACTCGAAAAACTTACTATAATTGGGTTTGTGCTGGGAAAATTCCACAACCAAAAATTGAATTAATGTCTGATATTTTTGACAGTTCAGTTGATTATTTGCTCGGTAAAAATCCAGCATAAAAACTGAACAGAGCAAATAAGAACAGATTGGAGGTGATTATATGCCGAAAATAAAAAGAACAACAAAAGCTGAACAGAAGCAAGCATATATGTCGAGAGTAGCACAATGTCTTTTCTTTCGATTGAACTGTATCGGTTATGACAGAGAAAAAATCAGCAAACTCTTTGGCATTAATCCTGCTACCTGTTCAGCACGCAAAAACAAAAGTCCTGAAAATTTCAGATTTGAAGAAATCGTCAGAGCTGCGGAAGTCCTTGGAATTAAACCATATGAACTTTTGATTGACCCCGACGAAATGAAAGGAGAATGGAAATGGAAGTAATTATCAACAAATCTAAATCGTATTCGTTTAACGAGGTTGAAATCGGAGATGTGTTCTCTGATGATTTAGGACGCTTTATGATGAAAGTATCATACGAAACAGCAATTTGTTTAGATGATAATACAGTCTATGGCATTAACAGCAATGTCAAATGCTATCTGAGGGACTGTGTGATTATAGAGCGTGAACTGCTTGAAAATCTCAAGAAAGGAGCAAACGGATATGAGTAAGCTTGAAAACTTACAAATCTGCATCAAAGACGGTGAAATTATAGCCTTGCAGGGACTTGACACCGTTACAGCCGAAAGGCTCGAAGACATACTAAACTATGTAGCTGAAACTAAAGAGAGCCTCGACAATCACAAACTTTGTAACAAAGCAGTCGGATTTAAGCGTTTGGCCCACAATTGCAAGAAGTTTCTCCGTTGTTGCAAATATGCAGTTAAAAATTAAGGTGATAATATGAACAGACTAATACATAAAACAGCAGCAGGCGAAATGAGCTTATGCGATATAAATCATAGAATCGTACCGCTTACGGAAGTACCAACCGAATATCTCGGATGTATACACAAACTCGCTGACTACGAAAGCACAGGATACAATCCCGATTTTATCGACACAATTCCGCATATCTTAGAAGATATGAAAGAGCGACTTGCAAATCCAAATGCAACGAACATCAAAGCGTGCTTGCATAAAATCAACTACATCTTAAATGCAAAAGAAAATGCCGTCAGTGAATACGACCGCTGACGGCAAAGTGAAAAGATATAAAAATATTTACCGTATTTATTATATCTTTTCTCTCTTAAAAAATCAAGAGAAAAGGTGAATTTATATGAATATTTTAGAAAATGCAGTCAACTGCATAAAAAATCAAGGCAAAGACTATAAAAAATACTCTAACGGATGGAACGTAATGCAACAGCTTATCGACATTATCACAGTACAGCCGGAGAGCACAGAAATTGTATTGCAGGACTTAAATGTTGAAGAAATGCAAGTACCTGCACTCGTGAAAAAAATAACAAGCAAGAGAATCGCAAATCCTGTTGAAGTTATGAACGCTATTTGCGACTTTTACTCAATCCCAAAACCGAGCGAATTGCCACCCGAGGTGTGGCGAATGAACAGTACCTCTCCTACCCCGGCAAAGTCTGAAAAACAAGGCTTTATAAACCTTATGGATTTACTGTGAGGTGAGTATAAATGCAGAGAAAAAAGCTGTTAGCGTTAGAAATCAACAAAAACCGTGCTGACATACCTGTAATGCAAGCAGTAGTTGAGTTTCAGCATAAAGACAAGTATTGCAATTATACGACACACAAATACAATTATGTTTATGATGCCTTTATTGATGAGTCAACAGGTGAAAAAACTCTTATAGTTGATATGTTTAAGCCTGCCCCGGCGGCGGAGTTTCTCTATAGACTGTTCATCGGAAAAAACAAGCAAGGTGATGACAAATGGTTTATCGTTAAATCAGACGGCACAGTCAGTGAAAGCAGTTTGCCGGTTGATTATTACTGCCTTCAATTCTATTATCAGTTCAGCGCTGATACTGATAAGGTCATTGATGAGTATTTGTCAGATACTAAATCATATGCAAAAGGTAAAGGCATCAAAAAAATAATAGCTTGGCAAAAAGCAGTCAGGCAAAAAAGGCTCAAAGATAAATATCAAAAAATTAAAGACAGCATAAGTTATGAATTAGCAGAAATTCGCCCACTGCCGCAGTCAGTACATAAATGGATTGATAATACCGTAATGGCATATAGCCGATATATGTTTTATGATGCCAACGGCAAAAAGCAGACTACTGCAAGATGTTCCGTATGCGGTAACGAGGTTACTATTAACAAGGTACGCAGCGGAGATAAAGTCACTTGCCCTGTCTGTCACAAAAAGTGCACTGCAAAACCATATCGAAAATATTTGAATTCAAACGGCTTTTGTAACCGAGAAACAATTATGTATTTGCAACCGTTTAAAGGAACAAGATTTTGTGCTCGTAAATTTATTGTCAAATACGCATACAGTCAAGGCAGAATTAAGCCGCGCATCATTATGCAAGAACTTTCAAGAACAACTTGCGACTTTGACGGACAAGAAATGCGAGTGCAGGAACAATACACATATGACGAAGATTACAAAGGCGGTGACTGGCGAAAGGATTATTTTAAAAGTGTAAACTCAAGTTTGCAACTCTACCCCGGCACACTCAATAAGATATTTAAGCGTGTAAAAGGATTTAACAAGTGGCATATCGACTACGGCAGGATTGCAAAGCAATGTAATCCTGTTGGATTTGCGAATTTGTACGACGCTGTAAATAAAGTTGCGTGCTTGCCGAACATGCTTAATAACGGCTTAGTTGAATTAGCACGAGATGTAATCGCAAAAAGATACAATGCAAGCTTGTATGATTTAACTAAAGGGTCATTGGCTAAAAGCTTTGGCATAACTAAAGACGATTTAAAAATTCTAAAGCCTTTAAATGTTAGTTACAGAGAATTTGAGCTATACAAAGCATATCAAAGCACAGGCAGAAAAATAGACTTTGAAGAGCTGAAAGAATTTTTTGAAGTCAGCTCAATAATTAATTGTAATACAGCAGAAATGCTTAGTATTTTACAACGCAGTTCATTACGGAAATTCTGCCAATTTTTCCGTAAGTGGGAAAGTGAAAATTGCACAAGCCAAGATAAAGACAGTTGGTGGGATCCAAGACGGCATTTTTTTAGTGAGTATAAAGACTACATTAGAAATGCTACTTTGCTTGAATATGACTTGTCAAATTCAGAAGTGCTTTTCCCTAAAAACTTAAAGCAAGCTCACAATTTAGCGTACAGCATAATCAATGCTAAAGAACTTAAAAATGCAGAACTTCCACAAATTGCTCGACAATACGAATCTTATAGCAATTTATATAGCTATGAGGATAAAAACTATTGTATTATGCCACCGTCAAGACACAATGACCTAAAAAACGAAGGCAAAACGCTATGCCATTGTGTAGCAACATACGCAAAAAGAGTTGCCGTTGGCAGTACAATTATACTTTTTATCCGCAAGACAAGCGAAAAAGACAAACCATATTTTACGCTTGAGCTTAATCCCATAACTTATGAAATTGAGCAATGCAGAGGATTGAGAAATTGTGCGTATCCAAAAGAAGTTAAGGACTTTATGGATAAATGGTATAAAGAAAAAATAGAACCATTGAAAAGGAGTAAAGAAAAATGTCAGACAACAGCAGCATAATGAGTATAGCTGATTTCAACATCACTGAAATGTCAGCAGATACAATGTCAGCACTAAACACTCATCAGAAAATAATAACAGCAGAGCAGACGGCTGCAAATGCAATGATTAGCTTGTGCGAAAATCTTAAATTAATGAGAGATAAGCACTTATACGAAGCGCTCGGCTTTGAAACATTTGATACATACACAGAGCAAGCCTGTGGCATTAAACGCAGACAAGCTTACAACTACATCAGCACATACGAAAAGCTTGGCGGTACGGTTTTGCAGTCAAATGCACAGCTTGGTATTACTAAATTGCAATTACTTACAGAAGTATGTGCAGTAGACAGAGCTGAAATTATAGCAGAAAATGACCTTGCCGGCATGTCGGTCAAAGAAATTAAAGAACTTGTTGAAAAAAGCAAGCAGCAAGGTGAACAGCTTGCTCTTCTCGGTGATGAGCTTAACGACAGCAACAACGCACAGAAATCGTTACAAGCAGATAAACAAAATCTCGCAGAGGAAAACAAGTTATTGCACAAACGAATTAAAGAACTCGAAAGCAAGCCTGTTGAGGTTGCTGTACAAGAACCAACGCAAGCACAAATTGAAGCAGCGGCAAAAAGCAAAATAAACAGCTTAAAAGCGTCATTTGAAAAAGAAAAACAAAACGCTGTTGAAGAAGCCGTTAAACAAGCTACAGAAAAAACAAAATCAAGCGTTAAAGAAACTCTTGAGAAAGACTACAAAGCAAAGCTTGAATCTATTGAAAAAGAACGACAAGCCGCTCTTGATAAAGCAAAACAGTTAGCAAATAGACTTGATAAAAATGCAGATGCCGAGCTTGTCACTGCAACGCTTTATTTCAATGAATTGCAAGCACAGCTTGATAAATTTATTAACAGCGTTGAGAAAATTTGTGAAACAAATTCGGCGCAAGGTGAAAAGCTCAAGCAGATTGCACAAAACTTCTTGAGCAATACTATTGCAAATCTTAATTAATCAGTTAGTAAGCTCCGCACGGCTTTACTATATATCAGAAAGTACAACTTTCGTTGATTATTCTTCCTAAAATATAATACTGACTTGCATAATGTTACTGCGGAGCAGGTGCGGCTGCTCTATTGCATTTTAAGGAGGAAATATGGATTTAGAAAAAACAAGTATTGAACGATTACGTGAGGGTGCTGAAATAAGCAAATATTATTATGATAAACCGTTAATGCTTTGTTATTCAGGTGGCAAAGACAGCGATGTTATTTTAGATTTGGCTATTAAATCAGGTATAGAATTTGAATTACAGCACAGCCATACAACAGCTGATGCTCCCGAAACTGTTTATCACATTCGCCGAAAATTCAAAGAGCTGGAATCTAAAGGAATTAAGTGTACAATGCAAATGCCAACTTTCAAAGGTAAATCTGTCAGTATGTGGAGCTTGATTCCGGCTAAGAAAACCCCACCCACTCGCCTTGCACGATATTGTTGTGCAATACTGAAAGAAACAGCAGGACACAACAGAGCGATTGTGACAGGCGTAAGAAGAGCGGAAAGCACCAACAGAGCTAAAAGCGGAATTATTCAGACTTGGAGTAAAGACATCTCAAAGAGAATTATCATTAACAACGATAATGACGAAAAGAGAAAAATCGTTGAGCATTGTCAACTACAAGGGAAAACGGTATTCAATGTCATATGTGATTGGTCAAATGACGATGTAAAAGACTATATCAAAGAAGAACATATAAATTTAAATCCTTTGTATAAGTGTGGCTTTCACAGAGTAGGTTGCGTTGGCTGCCCTATGGCAGGAAGAAAAGGAAGATACAAAGAATTTGCACTGTATCCTAAATACAGAAATTTGTATATCAGAGCGTTTGACAGAATGTTAGAAGTTCGCAAGCAAGCAGGATTAACAACTAATACGTGGCAATCAGGAATAGATGTGTATCACTGGTGGATGGAGGACAATGTTCTGCCAGGGCAGCTAACAATAGACGGAGAAAATGATTGGTAAGGTGAGAATATGAAACAGAAAAAACTTGATCATCTTGATTTGGTATGTCTTGAGATTGCTAAGTATAACAAAATACATAACACATATTACAGCTACGGCGAATACACAGCTTTAGTGCGTGCAGGAAAGATTATATCAGATGTTGTGAGTGAAAAGAGAGGTAAGAAAAATGATTGATTGTACGAAAACTGATAATTACTTTGCGGAAAAGCAAAGGATGACAAGAACAAAAAATGGAAATAGAATATGCAAATTCGATTGTCGAGAATGTCCTTTAAGCAGTAAAAATAACGGAACATCCGAAAATTTACCGTGTACAATTTTTGAGATGTATTATCCCGAAAAGGCAATTTCAGCCATTCAAAAATGGAGCGATGAACATCCGCAGAGGACTTATTTGAGTGAATTTTTAAAGAATTATCCGAATGCTCCTCTTGTTCACGATGGAACACCTGAAATATGTCTTCGGAAGTTAGGCTTGACAGATATAAAGACTTGTAGAGTAGGCGGCTGTGTAGAATGTTGGAATCAGCCGATTGAGGAGTGATTTAGTTGAGTCAGAGAAAATCAATTTCCAAAGCAACAAGGCTTAAAGTGTATGAGAAGTATGATGGTCATTGCGCTTACTGTGGTTGTACACTCGAACCAAAGGATATGCAAGTTGACCATATACAGAGCGTGTATTGGTATGACGGTGCAAACGATATTGAAAATTATAATCCTGCTTGCAGAATGTGTAATTTTTATAAATCTACAATGTCGGTTGAAGATTTTAGAGAGCAATTAGGTAAAATACTATCAAGACTGGAAAAGGTTTTTATTTTTAGATTAGCTAAGAAATACGGCTTAATCAGAGAAATAAAAGAACCTGTAATATTTTATTTTGAAAAAGAAAATTTGAAAAAAGTTGTGGATTTTGAGCGTGAAAAGCCTATTAAATCTGGTGTACAGGAGATTAAACACGGAAAGTGGGAAGAAATTCGAGATGCCTATAGGCAACTTGAAGGATGGATTCATACTGAGTGTGGTAGAGAGGTAAAAATTAAAGAGAATTATTGTCCGAGTTGCGGTGCGAAAATGGATAAGGAGTGATACAAATGAGAGAAGTTACAATAGGAGATTTTGTAGAAACAATTCATGATATTAACGGTATTTTAACAGCCGTAAAAGAGGGTTATTATGGTTTAACTGCCTTTATTGCAACCGCTGATGGGCAAACATTTTATTGTCCCGTTAGTGATTTAAAAGATTGTATCTACAAGGAGGATATATGAGAGAAATATTATTCAGAGGTCAAATTCGCAGATACGGCGAAAAAGTCAGAACTTTAAAGGAGTAAAAATTATGACAAGATATGAACTCGAAAGACATTTAGGGAAATATGTTGAAATCGTACTTTTTGACGGAACGGTGATTGAGGGCATTTTACATAAAACAAGTGAAAAAGCCTTCGAAAATGACGCTAATTTGTCAATACCAAAGTTACGATATTTCTGCACTTGTGGGGATAAGGTTGTTAGTAATTGTGTTTTTAGATTGTCCCACATTAAAAAAATCAGTCGTATAAAAATTAAACTTAAAGTTGTTGACGAAGTTAAACTCTCAAAGTGGGTAAAAAAGGAAGTCAGAAAAGTAGGTGAAGCGGAAGCATACTGCTTAACTTGCGGGAGAGAGGTTGTTTATCAAGTCATTAACAACCGTTATCAATTTGAAAACTATTGCCCACATTGCGGTGCAAAAATGGATAAGGAGTGAGCAACAATGCCTTGTAAAAAATGCGGATTGCAATACTCAAGTTATTGCGTTGATTGTGTATATGTAAAAACAGGACTTAACTTAAACGATGAAGAATATCACGAGATTTTGAAATTAAGGAGTGAGCAAGAATGAAAGCCCATATAACTAAAGAACCTGCTGACATATGTGATCATTATACACGAGATTGTAGTATATCTTTTCTCGCTACCGTTACATATCACCCACCTAAGAATAGTCATAGGAACGCACCTTGTCCTTGTGGAAGCGGAAAGAAATATAAAAGATGTTGTTTGATAAAGGAGAACAGGCAAAATGACAAATTTTGAAAAGATAAAGCAGATGAGCGTTGAGGATATGGCGGAAATGTTGCTTGATGCAAGTGAAAAACATTTTACATACTGCAACCATTGTTCATATCAAAGTTTTTATGCACCGCATTGTACATCTAGCAACCTTCGAACAGATTGCGTATATGCAATCAAAAAATGGCTTGAAAGTGAGGTAGATACGAATTGACGGCGAGAGAGATTAAGGGCAAAATAATAGATTTTGAACTGTATCGTATGGAAAAGGAGCTTGAAAAATTTAAGGATTACGATAAAAAGAACTTGTTTGCAGATTATTATGCTAGTGACGAATGCAAAAACCCAGACAGTTACGGAATTGTATGTGTAAAATGCGGAGAGTGCGGACGTACTTTTACAAAAGATGGAATTTTAAAGGAGAATTAAAATAAATGAAAGTACATCATTGCATAGATGTTTGTTGTGGAGGCCGTATGTTTTACTTTGATAAACATAACCCAGATGTAGTCTTCATGGATAACCGTAAATTTACTGTCAAACCTGATGTTGTGGCCGATTTCAGGAATATCCCTTTTAAAGATGATACGTTTAATTTAGTAGTATTTGACCCACCGCATCTAATCAAAGTAGGGGATAAATCTTGGTTGGCAAAAAAGTACGGTAAACTTAACCCACATACATATAAAGATGATTTATCTCAAGGGTTTAGGGAATGTTTCAGAATTTTGAAACCATATGGAATTTTGGTTTTTAAATGGAATGAAACGGATGTTAAAACTAACGAGATAATTAAATTATCACCAATACCTCCAATTTTGGGACATAAAAGTGGGAAAAATGGTACTGAAAGTGAGGTGGAAGAATGACCGCAAAAGAAATCAAAGACATAAACCGAGAAATTACGAGGTTAAAAGCTAAGATTGCACGCATAGCCGCCGAGGCTGACAATACATCGCCTAAGTTGTCGGATTTACCGAGTGCAGTTCAGACCTCGGACAAGGTTGGCAATGCGGTGGCGCAGATTGCAGATATTCAGAGGGAGATACAAAACCTTGAAATCCGCCGAAACGCAGCACTCAACAGCCTATCTCGTGACGATTTTGTGGAGAACTGCTTATTTATGCACCTTAGCCTGCGATACAGCTGGGCGAAGATAGCGGTTGATACAGGCGGAATAAATACACCGGATAACATAAGAATTATGTGCAACCGCCATCGTTGGTAAAAGTTGTTCGGTTTTTCGGTTTAGGTGCAGTATAATATAAAATGAAGAAATCGATAATAAGAGGCATTTTGTAGTTCTCCTTTTTCAAAAATAACGGCAGACCGCTCTCACTTGAGGGCGGTTTTGCTGTATCGAAAAATCGAAAGGACGGTGATACCGTGAAAGACAAATTAAATGCAAGGCAGAAGAAGTTTGCCGAATATTATGTGCAGAGCGGTAACACCGTTCAGAGTGCGATTATGGCGGGATATTCGAAAAATTACGCAAACGCAAGAGCGTATGAATTGTTGGAGAATGTTGGAGTTTCAAAATACATCAAAGAATTATCCGATAAGCTCAATGACGAACGCATTATGAGTGCCAAAGACAGACAGGTCGCTCTCTCGGACATAGCAAGGAGCGACGAGCAGGACCCGTCAGACCGTATTCGTGCGATTGATACACTCAACAAAATGACGGGTGAATACATTGTCAAGGTTGACGCAAAGGTTGAGCAATCTGAAAAGCTTTCAGATGTGTTCAGACAGTTAGGCGGTGAGGGCTTGAGTGAGTAGCTTTCCTTTGTCGCAAAAATACATTGACTTCATCAACACAACGGATGTGTCAGCTGAATTTCTTGAAGGCACTACAGCCTCGGGTAAAACTACCGTTGGGGCAGGCGTAAAGTTTATGCGAATGGTGTCGCAGTCGCCGAAGAAGCTTCACGCAATTGCCGCCAAGACAACCGGCAAGGCGGAGGAAACTATCATTCAGCAGGACAATGGTATTCTTGACCTGCACCGAAACGCTGTTTATTGCGGTAACGGCGACAAAGACTACAAGCTCCCGCATATCAAGTTTGAGGGCAAAATTATCTATATTCTCGGTTACAGCAGTCGGGACAAATGGGAAATGGTTCTCGGTGCACAGTTCGGCTGTGTGTATATTGATGAGATAAACACCGCCGATATTGAGTTTATCCGAGAGATGTCAACCCGTAATGACTATTTGCTTGCAACACTTAACCCCGATGACCCGTCTTTGCCTGTCTACAAGGAATTTGTAAACCGTTCAAGACCGTTTAAAAAATACGCAAAAGATGTTCCGCCCGAGATTATGGCGGAACTTAACGAAGAACCTGTGCCGGATTGGCGGTACTGGTTCTTTTCTTTTACCGATAATTTAAGCCTTACACCCGAACAGGTTGAAAAGAAAAAAGCCTCTGCTCCAAAAGGAACAAAGCTTTATAAAAACAAAATCTTAGGATTGCGAGGCAGGGCAACAGGGCTTGTATTCTCAAACTTTGAGAGGGCAAGGCACATAAAAACAAAAGAATGGGCAAAGCGGTTTTTAAACTCCGACCGTAAAAGCGAGCATTTTATTCAGTTTACGGCAGGACTTGATACAGCCTATTCGCAGAAGTCACCCGACACAATCGCAATGACCTTTTTCGGAATCACAAACAGGGGCAAGTGTATTCAGCTTGACGAACGAGTGTACAACAATGCCGAACTACAAACTCCGATTGCACCGAGTGATACGGTACGAAATTTCATTGATTTTCTTGACCGCAACCGGGAGGAGTGGGGCTTTGCGAGAACTGCATTCATCGACAACGCCGACCAAGCGACTATTACCGAATTTCAGAAGTACAAGCGGCAAAACGGCTGTATTTATGATTTTGCAAATGCGTGGAAGAAAACAAAGATTATCGACAGAATTAACCTTGTGCTCGGCTGGCTTGCCACTGACTGTTATTTTGTGCTTGAACATTGTAAAAACACAATTGCTGAGTTTGAGATTTACAGCTGGCGAGAGGATAAAGACAACACACCCGAGGACGGCCACGACCATTGCATAAATAGCAGTCAATATGCGTGGCTGCCGTTTAAAAATATTATTGGAAGTGAAATAAATGGGGCTGATAAACAGAATGGCTGATACAATCAGAACAGGATTAAGAAATTTTTTACATATCACTAAAGCGCCCGACAGAATGATAACCGTTGACGAAACGAGCAATCATCAAACTGAATGCTTTACCAACCGCATTTGGTATTGGGGCAACAGCAGACAGCTTTCACAGCTTTACACACAGCTTGACAGCGACAAAACACGCTTTTGGTCTGCCGAGTGTACCAAAGGGCTGAAAATACGAAAAATCCACACAGGCTTGCCCGCTCTCATTTGCGATACACTCGCTAATATTGTGATTGCAGACTACAACGGTACAGAGGTTACAAGCAAAAATACGACAGCTTATGCTGAACGGTGGGCGGAGATAGAGAAAGAAAACAAACTCGCAGGTGTAATAAAGCAAATGCTCCTTGACCTATGTGTTGTCGGTGACGGTGCTTTTAAGGTCAGCTTTGACACGGCTGTATCAGATGTTCCGATTGTTGAATGGTATCCTGCCGAAAACATCGACTTTACTTATGTGCGCGGCAGAATCAGAGAAGTTAAGTTTTATACCGATTACACGCAAAATCACCGACATTTCCGTTTTGAGGAAACATACGGTTACGGCTATATTCGTTATGCTTTGTATGATGATAACGGCAGAGAGGTCGATTTACACACAGTTAAGGCACTTGATTGGATAGACAGCAACGGTGTGACCTTTGACACATCATATATGTGGGCAGTACCGGTTATTTACGGCAAATCGTGCCACAAGGGCAGGGGTGCGGGCATTATCGGAGCAAAGACAGACGCTTTCGACAGCTTAGACGAGGCGTGGTCGCAGTGGATGGACGCTTTAAGAGCTTGCAGGCCAAAGCAGTACATACCTAATTGCCTTATTCCATACAATGCCGAAACCTGTCAGCCGATGGCGCCGAACCCGTTTGATAATAGATTTATTGAGGTAAACACAGACACAAGCGAAAACGGCAACGGCAACAGGATTTACACAGAAAGTCCGCAGATTCAGCACGAAAGCTATTTAAGCTCATACATCACCGCACTTGACCTTTGTTTACAAGGTGTTATATCTCCGTCAACGCTCGGTATTGATACAAAAAAACTCGATAATGCCGAGGCACAGAGAGAAAAAGAGAAAACAACTCTGTATACAAGACAGAACCTTGTTGAGCTCACCGAGAACGCTATGCAGAGCCTTGTTGAAGTTGTACTCAATGCAGACAGTGAGCTTAACGGCAAGGGAATTGTTGACGGAATAGAGGTATCCGTAAATTTTGGTGAGTACGCCAATCCGTCATTTGAAAGTCAGGTTGAAACCGTGTCAAAAGCAAGACAGGGCGGTTTGATGTCGGTTGAAACCTCGGTCGAGGAATTGTACGGCGACAGTAAGTCGGACGATTGGAAAGCTGAAGAGGTACAGAGGATAAAAGAAGAACAGGGCATTGCAAGTGAGGAAGAAACCTCGTCATTCGACGATTTGGCAGGACTGACAGATGAGTGATTATGATATCGGAAAAGCCCTTGAAGAAATCGAAAATGAACTTATTGACAGTATGATGCGCAATTTCAGCCGACACAGAGCAGAGGAAACCAAAGAGGGCTATAATTGGACCCAATGGCAGGCAGAACAACTAAAGGCACTTGAGGAGTACCGCAAAACGAACGCCCAAAAATTTGGCAAGCAGTTCAAGAGCATTAACAGCAAGGTTGAAGAAATGATACACACCGCAAGAGCCGACGGCAACGCAGAACAGGAAGTGAAAATCCTCGAGGCTATTAAGAACGGCTTTACACCGCATATGCCCACAGGAGCGAGCACAGGCGAGTTTTTTAAGGTCAATAACCGTAAGCTCAATGCTCTTGTAAAATCGACCACAGACGATTTGAAGAGGGCGGAAACGGCGGTTTTGCGTATGAGCAACGATAAGTACCGCAAGGCGATTTTTAACGCACAAGTCTATGCAAACACAGGTGCAGGCACTTACGAAAAGGCGGTTGATATGGCTTGTAAGGATATGCTAAACGCAGGACTGAATTGTGTGGAGTACAAGAACGGTGCAAGGCACACGCTTTCAGACTATGCGGATATGGCAATCAAGACGGCGAACAAGAGAGCCTATCTAAGAGGTGAGGGCGAAGAAAGAGCGAAGTACGGGCTTTCCCTTGTTGTGGTAAACTCAAGGCAGGGCGGCTGCCCTGATTGTGCAAAATATATCGGCAAGGTGTTTATTGATGATGTGTATTCAAACGGCAAAAAATCGGACGGTGATTATCCGCTGCTTTCAACCGCCATAGCGGAGGGACTTTTCCACCCACGCTGTAAGGACAGCACAAGCACCCACTACCCTGAACTTGACGATTTGAGCGGACCTCTCTCCGATGACGAGCTTGCAGAGCTTGACCGCCAAAGAGGACTTGAGGTACAGCAACAGCATGCGGAAAAGCAAGCCGAACGCTTTGACCGCAGGGCAAAATACAGCCTTGACGAGGATAACAAGAAGTTTGCTAAAGCAAGAGCAGACGAGTGGCACGACAGGGCGGATAAGTTGGCGGAAAAGGTTAAAAACGCAGAAGATATTTCGCCTAAAGCTGTTGCAAAATCTCAAAAAGCTGTTATAATGAAATCAGAGGGTGTGTTGGATTTGGAACAAGCAAAAAAGCGTGATCATAAGATTTATATTACTGATACAGCTATAAACAAAGTTGATTTAGTTAAACCAAAGGATTTTTCTGCTGCACAAGCATCTTTTATGAAGAAAAAGCATAAAGAATTGTTAAGTGTTGCAAAAAGCCAAAACAATAGTAATGAAGTACTTTTTATAGAAAATTTAGACTTTAACAATGAAGTCAGAATTTTAGGAGATGAGTTTGTAGTATCACCCGGTAAAAATCCGTTTGCTGTTTCGGTTATAGCCCATGCGGAAAGACAGTCACTTGTATATTTACATAATCACCCAAGTACAAATACATTTTCTGTTGGTGATATTGATACTTTCATTTGCGAAAGAGCGGTAAAAACAATGTCTGTTGTCACAAATCAAGGCGAAGTGTATATTTTAAATAAACTTGACAATTATAATTTTAATGATACTAAAAAGATTTTGACCGAAATTTATAAATCTTATCCTGACGGTGATATAGATGACAAAGATTTTGTGAAAAAATTTTTAAAGCGTTGTCATGAAGGAGGAATTGAATATGCAAAATCAAAATAAAACTGTTATGAATATTGATGATAGAAACAAAGGAAGAAAAGGCATAGAAGAAATGCTGGAAAGAATGGAAAAGATGTCTGACTTGCCAAATAACAGCCCCACGCAGAACAAAACAAGGAAAGAAACAGCGTGAATATCTAACCGCTCCGTAACAAGAGCGGTTTTGTTATGCGTGAATTTAATACAGAGATTAGCACTTAATCAATCGGATTGAGTGCTTTTTTTATGCGAAAGGAAATGTGAAATGACTAATGAAGAATTTTTGAAACTTGCAAAAAGGACAGTAAAATACTATACAACAGAACATCTTGATAAATCAGACGGCGAAGTCGACTTTTGCGTATACGTTGTTTGGTCTTGTAAAACACTGCAAAACAGCAAAGCACTTCTGTCAACAACGCTCTGTGACGGTATGTATTATGAGTGTACATACAACGGTGACAAAGACGAAATGTACTTTGATGCGTACAAGAAGTTTGAAAACAGGGTAATTAAACACTAAAAAGAGCGGTTTTGTTATTTTAACTTGCCCGTAAAGGGTTACAATTCGTAAAAACGGCTTGTTTTCGGACTTTTTAACTTGCCTATAACTTGCCAAGATAAAACTTAATACATCAAATCAGCACTTTGAGAAATCAGAGTGCTTTTTTGTATTTAAACCCGTCGATTTCGACGGGTTAGAAAGGTGGTGACAAAATGAAAGTAAGAGTAATTACATCGTTCAACGACAAGACCGAGGGGTTTATTAACAGACCGATTAATGAAGTTTTTGAATGCTCCGAGAGCAGAGCAAAAGACCTTATCGAACTTGGCTATGTTAAAGAGGCAGTCGAGGAAGTGCCTGCCGAGGAAAAGCCAAAACCTAAGAGAAAATTGACAAAACATATTTAAAACGCACTTGTGAGTAACTGCACAGGTGCTTTTTTATTGCCCGAAGGCATTAAACTACGGGAGACACCGAGCAAAACTGAAACAGAGAGACACTTTATAAACTGACTATGGGAGACACCCGATAACTGAAAGGATTGATAAAATATGGCAGAAAATAACCCAACACCTAACCCAAACGAAACACAGCCGACACCACAGGGCAACCCTGCACCTGCGTTTGATTATGACAAGCTTGCAAGTCTTATTAACGGCAAGCAGAGCGTAGCCGAAGATACGGTTTTAAAGTCATACTTCAAAGAGCAAGGATTGTCAGCAGATGAGATGAAACAGGCAATCGGTGCTTTTAAGGAGCAGAAAGCCAAGAACACACCCGACATTGCGAAAATGCAGTCTGACCTTGAAAATTCAAACAAGGCTAAGCTCATTGCAGAGGTGAACCAGTCGGCTACTCTTGAGGCAGTTAAGCAGGGTGTGGATATTGCAAGCATTCCGTATGTACTCAAAATGGCGGACTTTTCTGCAGTTTCCACAGACGGCAAAATCAACACAGAAAAGCTGACCGAGGCGGTTAAGAAAGTGCTTGACGATATTCCTGCACTCAAAGCAAAAGCAAGCGAAAACGCTGGCGGTGTTCAGAAAATCGGCGGTGACGGTAACGGTACATCAGACGGTACTAAACAAAATTCAAGCGTTCCGACAAAGAAATGGAACAGATTTAATATTTAAGAAAGGACAATTTAACTATGGCAAACACAAATAACTATGCAGAGCAGTTCAGCCCGGATTTGCTCGAAATTCTTATGCAGGGCACACTTACTTCACCATTCATCACTTCAAATGTAAAATGGGTAGGTGCAAGAACATTCCATTTTACACAGATGTCAACAACAGGCTTTAAGAACCACAGCAGAGAGGGCGGTTGGAACAAAGGCAAATATACACAGACAGATGTTCCTTTCACTTGCGAGCACGACAGAGATATTGAGTTCCTTGTTGATAAGGCAGATGTTGACGAAACTAACGCAACCGCTAAGGTTGAGAATATTTCAAAGGTGTTTGAGCAGACACAGGTTGCACCCGAAACAGACGCACTTTTCTTCTCAAAGGTTGCCGCAAAGGCGCAGGCAACAGACGGCTATCATTCAGCTACCAAGTCAACCGAATGGACCAAAGCAATAGCTTACTCAAAGCTCAAGACTATTCTTTCAGCCGGCAAGCTCCGCAGATATAAAGCAAGAGGTACGCTTGTTGCTTATGTAACATCAAACATTATGGATTGCCTTGAGCAGTCAACAGAATTCACTCGCAAGATTGAGCTTACCCAGATTGCTGAGGGCGGTATGGGAATTGAAACAAGAGTAACCGAGATTGACGGCTGCCCTGTTATCGAGGTCATTGATGATGAGCGTTTCTATGACAGTTTCAACTTCAATCCTGCCAACGGTGGTTTTGAACCTGCCACAGGCGGTCACAAAATCAATGTTCTTGTCGCTTGTGGCGATACCTGCAAGACTGTACCGAAGATTTCAAGTATTTACTTCTTTGCACCGGGGGCACATACAGAGGGCGACGGTTGGCTCTATCAGAACCGTACACTTTCCGATACATTTGTTTTCCCTAACGGCAAAGACGGCAAGATTGACAGTATTTATGTTGATGTTGACACAACGGCGGTTGCGTAATGTATGCCAATTACATTGAACAGCAGGGCGGAGATGAAAACAGCATTATCTCCGCCGAACACATTGATGTTCTGACTTTTAACCGCATTGATTTTGAAAAACTTTCGGAAATGCAGAAGAGAATCATCAGCAGAGTGCATAGTAGACTTACTGCTTTTGAAGAAGAAAATGCCGATATGATTTCTTCCTATCTGAAAAATTACAACATCAACGGTGTGGGTATTGAGTTTGGCGCAAGTTGGAATTTGATGTGCATAAGCGGCGTGGCAATTCCTGCGGACCTCTACTCTCTGCTTAAATCAACAGGGCTTTGTTATCCTGCAATATGAGGTGATATGTTTTGAAATTTCCGTCACTTGTAAAAAAGCAGTTCTGTAAAACTCCTGTCGAGGTCACAATCTACGGTGAGGGAATAACCGAGGACGGCTCTCCTGTTGTTGCTTTCCGCTGCGGAGAAATATACCCGTCAGACACCTTATTGCCGAACACTAATTTGTTTGCGGGTAATGCTCATTGCAATATGCAGTCAAAGGCAAAGACCATATACACAAAAGAACAGAAAATCGTGCAAGTGTCTGCAGTGCTGCTTTTTGACGGTGACATTGCTCCCGACACCCCGACTTTGAGCGCAGGCTTTGTAGTGCTTGACGGAGTAAAGCGTAACATCGTACAAGGTATTAAACACCGCAACCCTGACGGTACAGTGAATTATACGGAATTGGATGTGATTTAATGAGTTTTTCGGTAACATCAAAAATCAAGCTGAATCTGCCTGTACTAAAACAGCTCGATACAGCACAGCAAACGGCATTGCGCAATACCACAGACGCATTGCTTAGACAGATTAAAAACAGTCAGGTTATGCCTTTTGATACGGGTAATTTGCAGAACGAAAGCACCTTTGCCGATTATGCAAATCTTGCCGAGGGCGAAACAAAAATCGTATCGAGTACACCGTATGCCAGACGGCTGTATTTTCATCCCGAATATAAATTCCACCGAGCCGTGTGGGTTGACAAGGACGGTAAAAAACACGGCGCAAACAAGAATGTAGGCGGCAAGTGGCTTGCACCCTGGCTCAAGGGCGGTACACGACAAAACTTTTGTCAAAAGGCATTTGCACGATTTTACAAACAGGAGGCAGGACTTTGATTTATTTATCTGACATAAGGGACTTTTTAAAGACTGTCTTTAAAGCAGAGCATTACTACATCGGTAAACTCGATAACAAACAAGATAAGTCCCTCGGTGTGTACTCTCTCAAGCAGTCGGGTGCGCCTGTAAGGGCGATTGGTGACGAGAGTACATACAACACAATCAGCGTGTCTTTACTCTTGCATTGGAACAACAACGCAAATGAAACAGAGCGACAGGCACGCAATTTATTTGAAACGCTTTACAGTGTAAAAGATGTTGAAATCAACAAACACACAATTTATATTATTGAACTGCTCACACCCGAGCCTGTCGATGTAGGCACAGACGACAAGGGCGTTTATGAGCAAGTCATTGAAGTTAAATTTTATTATGAAAGGATGTAAATAATCATGGCAGTATCAAGTGGAGTTTATCCATGTTATGAAAATCAGTTTGCTGTAGGTAAGACAGGTACAGACACCGCCACAACAGCAATCGCAAATTGCGAGGAGTTTTCGGTTGCATTTGACAACGGCGTTGAGGAATGGACAGCGTTTGAGAACGAGGGTTGGAAGTCAAGACTTATGACAGCCAAGAGCGTTACAATCTCTGTAAAGGGCAAGCGTACAATCGGTGACGCAGGCAACGATGAAATCGCAGAGCTTGCGTTTAAGAACGGTACAGCCGCACAGCTTCCGTTTAAGTGGATTTTCCCGAACGGTGCAAGCGTACTCTTCAAGAATGCGGTTATCTCTGTAACAGCAAACGGCGCAGGAGCAAGCACAGGTGTTGCACCTCTTGAATTTGAGGTTATGTCAAACGGCAAGCCCGAATACACACCGGCAGCCTAAGGAGGTATAAAGAATGTCAAAAATCATTGATATTACAAACAAGCTTAATTTTGATGAAAGACCTAAGCTCGTAATTAAGGGCACTGAAATTGAGGTCAACAATGACGCAATTTCTTTTATCAAGGCTATTGCTCTTTTCGACAGCGAGAACGGTGTGTCAAGCTCTGACCTTTTATCTGCGCTTGAGCTTCTCTTTGACGAGGAGAACAGAGAAAAGATTGCAAAACTTCATCTCTCGTTTGCCGACCTCTCAACTGTTATTAAGACAGCAACAGAGCTTATCGCCGACAATGACAGCGAGGGGGAAATTCAGACCCCGGCTACGACTTAATAGATGATTTCGATTTAATTGTATCGAGCTTTAAGTCAGAGTACGGGGTGAGCATTTACTCCGAAGATTTTAAAAAGATGACTTGGGCGGAGTTCAGCTCCCTGCTGTGTGGCTTGGGAGCTGACACGCCTCTTGCGAGAACGGCTCAAATTCGCCTTGAGAACGATGAAAATGTTTTGAAGAACTTTACATCATCTCAACATAAAATACGCAACAAGTGGCGTTCACGCACAGCAAATAAACGCACGCAGGCTGACATAAACACAGCCTTGCATGACTTTGAAATGCTATTTGCTAATATGTAAAC